TAATAGTAATTACTGATCAAGGCTTGGGATTTTTTTTACAATGGTTGTAGGTAAAGGATACAAGGCTTGATCAAGAATTTTGTAGGCCTTGGGTTATGCTCCAATTTTGTCATCACAATTAGTCAAATAAACAGACTTTAAATAATGACTCACCAATTTATAATTAACGATGAAAATATAGTCAACGAGTATGGCTATCGGGTAATGACAGAGGGTATAGATACCGTCCAGTTTATGCGCAACCCGATTGTTCTCTATATACATGAGCGCGGATTCAAAAAGGCAAATGGTCCAGAAGGCAACGAAGTAATTGCACGAGTAATTAAATTATGGAAAGACAAAGGTCAATTAATGGCTGAAGTTGAATTTGATGTTGCAGAGGAGTTTTCAAAAAGAATTGCCGGAAAAGTAGAAAGAGGTTATGTAAGGATGGCTTCTATTTATGCAGATGTTATTGCTACTTCTACAGATCTAGCAGATGTATTACCTGGACAAATTTTCGAGACTGTTACCGAAAGTAAACTAGTGGAGCTATCCATTGTTGATATAGGTGGTAATGACAATGCCTTGAAACTATCCCGTGGAGGTAAGAAAATCAAGTTGAAACGATTGAATACAAAAACCAAAACAAACATAGATATGAACATTCAAACAATTGCCCTTTCATTAGGAATGGGTGCAGATTCTGCTGCCGAAAATATTATGGCAAAAGTAAATGAGATTAAGCTTGCAAAGGATAAGGCAGAGGCTCGAGTAAAGGAATTGGAAGCTGGTATTAAAGATTCTGAAAAAGCGGAAGCAGTGGTATTGGTAGATAAGGCTGTAAAGTTGGGATTAATCCCTGAAGGATTAAAAGAATCTCAATTAAAATCTTTTGAAGGAGATTTTAATGGGCAAAAAGTAGTGCTTTCAAAATTGATTGGTGATAAAGAAGCTGATGATGCTAAAGATGGAAAGCATCAAACCGTGAGAGAGGTTGTTCTTTCTGGTAAAGGTGGAAATGGTAAAAAAACAGTGGAACTGAGTTTTGACTATTTGCAAAAGAACGATCCAGAAGAATTAAGACGTATCCATAAGGAACAACCTGATGAGTATGTTCGACTTTCAAAAGAATATGCAGCCGGAAAACGATACACGGTTTAAATAAGTATCTATAAAATAAGAGTATAAAAAGTACCTACTAAACCTGAATAATCTAACAAAAATGAAAAAGACACTTTCAATTAAATCATTGGTCATTAATTTCTTACTGGCCATTCTTATTGCCTTTCCTATTGCATCATTTACAGGTGCTCCTGTAGCTGCTATTGCTCTAGGTATTGTGGCAGCATCTGGAACTACTCAGTACTTTCTTCCTGCAATATTTTCTAAGGGGAAAGTCCTATTTGCATTGCAAACGGAGGTATGGGTTACTGGAATTAAAGAAAATCCGGTACCAGATCATTCCTTTGTATTGGCATCTACAGATATGAGTGAATATGTAGAGAATAACAAATTACATCTAGCTGAGGCAGGAATAGAACCTGGAGTATTTGAAGATTATTTTGCCGGTAATGAAAATGAATTACCAGTTGCAAATATTCAAGATATCCCAAATGAAGTTGTTCTTAAAACTTATAGTACAGAGCAAACCCGTCACCGTGATCTTCAAGAAATTGAATTACAGTATAACCGTAGACAATCTATTATAGGTCGTCATAGAACTTCTTTGGAGAAGAACCTAGGTAGACGAGCTGCTTATGAATGGACTCCAAGTGTAGACAACGGATCTAATAAGATAATCTCATTAGCTGCTGAAGATTCTGTAATTGATGGGATTATAGATCTACATCAGTTTTATGCAGAACAGGATAAAACAATGGATTTAAATATCTGTTTGTCTCCTGCTCACATGGCGAGAATCCGTAAGGAGGATAAGAAACTCTATAAAGAGATCATGGCAGAAAAAGGTTTAAGCCTATATGGATTTAAGATTCATTCTTATTCTCAAACTCCATTGTTTGACAATTTAGGTGCTAAGAAGCCATACGGAGCAGTTGCAGAGGCTACAGATAAGCGTTGTTCATTCACTTGGGCATCAGATGAAGTGTTTAGATCTTTTGGAGATGTGGAGATGTATGCAACCTTGAGAGATGCAGGATTGCAAGCTGACATCCTATCCTTTGCACAACGTGCTTTGGTTGGAAAAATTAGAGCTAATAACCCTAAGTATTTAGGAGCAATTATATAATCCAAAGTTGTCCGCTTCAAGGATATTCCTTGAAGCGGATTTCATAAAAACCAAAAAACAATGAATAAAGTAAGTATTCAAGATCGCGCAAAAAAATGGTTAACAGCTAATAAAGCTGAAGAAGTATTTAGCACTTCAGATGATTTTCTGTTCTCTAGAAAAGAAGATGCCAAAAGCCATTCCAACAGCTTGGAAGATAAAAAGGTACAAACCTTTAAAGCAGGAAAAGAATTTAAAGTTGCAGATGCTCCAGCTAAAAAGTCTCCTAAGAAAATAAAGACAAATTTTCTAGATCAATCGGTTCCTAAAATTGAAGAGGCATTGGCTCTGATATCCGATGTTACTGTTGTAGAAGGATATTTGGCAGAGGAACAAAAGTCAGAAGATCCTAGATCAACTGCAATTAAGGCTTTTGAAGATCGTATTGCAGCTTTAACAGTAACCAAAGAATAAACGCTATACCCATTTTAATAATGGGATGGCACAAAGGGCTGTCTTCATCATTGCGATGAGACAGCAACCCTTCGGGGTTAAACTAAAAAATTATGAAACTAACTAAGAATTTCAATTCTGAAGAATTTGACTGCCGTGATGGTAGTGAAACTCCTCCATGTGTATTGGAAAACTTGAAAGTTTTGGCTGAAAACCTTCAAGTTCTAAGAGACTTTTTTGGATTGCCTATTACGGTTAATTCAGGGTATAGAAGTCCTTCTTACAATAAACGTGTTGGAGGTGCTAAAGCATCTCAGCATTTAATCGGTAAAGCTGGAGATATTACCATTACAGGGAAACGTCCGGTACAAATTAAGGCTGCCATTGAAAAGTTAATTGGGGAAGGCAAAATGCACAATGGAGGCATTGGACAATACCCAACATTCGTTCATTACGATGTAAGAGACAGCGCTGCCAGATGGTAACTAATAAAAATATTATGAAAAAGCTTTTTTTGGTTGTTTTTTGCTTTGCTCTGGTAGCCTGTTCGGGAACGAAAAAGGTGCGCCAGAGTGAAACAAAAACAGAGATTAAATCTGAAAAGATTATTAGTTATCGAGATACAATTATTACTGTACCTGCTTCTAAGACCTCTTTAAAAGTTCCTATAACGGAGTTTCAAAAGCCATTTACACAACCAAAAACAATTACCAATAAAAATGGCAATGCTACTGCAAAACTAACAATAGGTAAAGATACCGTTAGTTTAAGTGCAGAATGCGATAGTCTAGCAATAAGAGCACAGATCCGGCAAGAACTAATAAAAGAATTCGAGCGGACTTCTGAAAAAACAGATACTGAAATAAAAAAAGGAGTAAGTACGCTCCAAATGATCATTAACTGCCTTTTGGCTCTTTTGGTGGGAGTGGTTCTAGGTATCATTTTAAAAATCTTTTTAATCTAACAATAACATGGGATTACCAAAAATTACATTCAACATTGCCAAAAACGGCTTAGGGCTAGTAGGTGATGGTGTTCAAAAAGTTCCTGGTCTTTTATTATCTGGTGCTTCTGTAGCGGATAAAGTGACCATAGGATCTTCTTACCAGATATTTTCACTTGCAGCTGCAATAGATCTGGGAATTACTGAAGAAAGCAATCCTTTTGCCTATAAGCATATTAAGGATTTTTATAATGAAGCTGGAGAAGGAGCAGAATTATGGTTTATGATAGTATCTGATGCTACTACCTATGATCAGATGGCAGATGTAAATGAAAACCTTGCAAAGAAATTAATTGCAGATGCTTCTGGAAAAATTAGAGTATTGGGCTTGCTCAAAAAATCTAATGGAGTTGTTGTGGCAGAGGAAGGTTTAGATCCAGATGTGAAAGCAGGGGTGATAAAAGCTCAAACTTTGGCTCTTTACTATGCTGAAAAGTACATGCCATATAGAGTATTGATCTCTGGTAATAACTTTAGTGGAATTGCTGCGGATCTATTTGATTATGAAACTGCCAAATATGATCGAGTGAATATGCTATTAGCAAATAGCGATGGCGCTGCGGAGGCTTCTATTGGTGTAGAATTAGGAAGGATTGCCAGAATCCCAACCCAAAGAAGTATTGCTCGGGTTAAGGACGGTAGCGTTCTACCTTTAAAAGCGTTTTTCACAAATGGTGGTACTGTAGAATCCTTGGTGGATTTTTGGGATCTTATCCATGATAAAGGATATACATTTTTTAGATCGTTCCCAGGTAGATCTGGTTACTTCTTTA